GCTATCCGCAGCTCTTGCAGTCTTTCTTGTCTACCCATTCGGTCAGGGTTCATTCTCTGATGGTATGCCCCTAGGAATCAGTGGAACATTCAACTTTATGTTTGTCTTCCAAGCGGAGCACAACATACTCATGCACCCATTCCATATGCTCGGTGTTGCGGGCGTGTTTGGTGGCTCTTTGTTTAGTGCTATGCACGGAAGCCTTGTTACTTCCTCAATCCTTCGGGAGACCACGGAAGAGGTTTCACAAAACTATGGTTACAAGTTTGGTCAAGACGAGGAAACATACAACATTGTAGCTGCACATGGCTACTTTGGTAGA